GGTTGATGATGGTCCTATTGTTGGACCAACAGGCGCTACTGGGCCAACGGGCGCACCAAGTACGGTGCAAGGCCCTACTGGACCAACAGGCGCTAATGGTGGACAAGGTGGCATTGGCCCAACAGGTCCACAAGGTATTCAGGGCATACAAGGCATCCAAGGTATTCAAGGAAATACTGGACCAACTGGTGCGCAAGGCACTAATGGCAATACAGGCCCAACAGGTCCAACAGGTACTAATGGCGCTAATGGTGCAACTGGCCCAACAGGTTCAACAGGACCAACTGGTGCGCAGGGCGTACAAGGAAATAATGGACCAACAGGGCCGCAAGGTTTGCAAGGTAATGTAGGCGCAACTGGCCCTACAGGTCCTACTGGAACGCAAGGTGGCGTAGGTCCAACAGGTAGTATTGGAAATACTGGCCCAACAGGACCTACTGGCGCTGATAGTACGGTTGCAGGCCCAACAGGTCCAACTGGTGCGCAAGGCGTTCAAGGAAATGTCGGCCCTACTGGTTCACAAGGTGTTCAGGGCGACCAAGGCGTTCAGGGCATCCAAGGTATTGCAGGGCCAACTGGACCACAAGGCATTCAGGGTATTCAAGGCGTAACAGGCCCAACAGGTTCAATTGGTTCTACAGGCGCTACAGGCGCAACTGGACCAACAGGCCCAACAGGTGCAGATTCCACAGTTGCAGGCCCAACTGGTCCTACTGGCGCTACGGGTGCTGATGGTCAATCTTCATCTTATTATCAATACCAAACGGATACAAACCAAACATCAGGTACGCCTACATCGGGCCATGTGTATTGGAATAACGCCGTTCAAATTTTAGCAACCGACCTTGTTTTTAGTCATTTAACAAGTAACGGCATCGATGTTGATTTGTTTTTGTCATTCTTGAAAACAGGCGATAACATTGTTTTGCAAGATGCTTCAAATTCAAACAATTATCAAAAATGGGTTTTAACTGCTGACCCAACGACAGTACCCAATTCATCCATTACTTGCCCCGTTACTCTTTCAACTTCTAGCGGCACGGGTACAACTGGTTTTGCTAACAATCACAATCTGATTGTTGTGTTGCAATCCGTAGGCGTTGTTGGTCCAACAGGACCTACTGGCCCTACTGGTGCTGATTCAACAGTTGCAGGACCAACAGGCCCTACTGGAACGACAGGTGCGACAGGCCCAACAGGTGCGCAAGGCGTGGCAGGCCCAACAGGTGCAACTGGTGCTACAGGTCCAACTGGTTCGCAAGGTATTCAAGGTGTTCAAGGTCCGACAGGCCCACAGGGTATTCAGGGCGACCAAGGTGTTCAAGGTGTTCAAGGCCCGACAGGTCCGACAGGCGCACAAGGTATTCAAGGTGCAACAGGCCCTACGGGTGCTGATTCAACCGTTGCAGGGCCTACAGGCCCACAAGGTAATGTTGGCCCTACAGGACCTACTGGCGCACAAGGTACACAAGGCGTAACAGGACCAACTGGCCCGCAAGGTATTCAGGGTGTACAAGGCGATATCGGACCAACTGGACCCACTGGCAGTACTGGCGCAACTGGAAGCACTGGAGCAATCGGACCGACTGGACCAACAGGAAGCAACGGAGCAACTGGCGCAGTGGGACCCACCGGCCCGACAGGAACACAGGGAATACAGGGCAATGTCGGACCCACGGGACCACAAGGCGTGCAAGGTATTCAAGGCATTCAAGGAAATGTTGGCCCTACTGGACCGACAGGAACAAACGGCGCAAACGGACCAACAGGCCCGACAGGAAGCACTGGAGCAACAGGCCCAGTGAGTTACAGCAAAACACTTGCTTTCGATATTCTTTTTGGTTTGTAAGGAACTACCATGGCTAATCCAAACATCGTCAATGTCACATCAATCTATGGTGCGACTTCATATCTGATTCCATCAGGAACAAGCGCAACCACTTGGACTGCGCTAACGCCTGCAACTAATACAGTTAACAAGATTGACAACATCGTTGCATCTAATGTGACAGGTTCAGCGGCGGCAATTACCGTTTCAATCAATAGCGCAACTGGTGGCGGTGGTACGGCATATCGTATTGCTTACCAAATTAGCGTACCCGCAAATGCTTCATTGATTATTGTGGACAAAACAACTGCGCTTTATGTTGGCGAAGGTCAATCAATCGTGGTTACTTCAGGCACATCTAGTGCCATTGAAATGACGGCATCTTACGAATCAATCACCTGATAGGGGCTAACCCATGTCAATGCGATACAAAGGCGGGAAACTTTCCGCTACTGCGGCTACATCTACAACAAGCGCGGCAACTGGCGTTTGGACATTGCGTCAACAAATGCAAGCGCAAGCGGCTAGTGCATGGCCAGTTCCAATTGCGATTGGACAAGTTGCCTACACAACGCCCGGTAATTACACATGGGTTTGTCCTGCGGGTGTAAGTAGTGTTTCAGTTGTTTGTGTTGGCGGTGGAGGCGGTGGAAATTCTAGTGGTGGTGGGCCCGGTGGCGGTTTAGGCTATATAAATAATTACTCAGTTACCGCGGGTACTTCATACTCGCTTAGAGTAGGGGTTGGCGGAACTGGGGATTCTTCAAGTTTTACTAATGGTGGTTATTCTTATTTTTCAACAACATCTGTTGTGGTTGGAAATGGAGGTAGTAGCGGTTCTCAAGCGGGTGGCACTTGGATTGGTACTGGTGGTGGTAACGGCGGAAATGCAGGCAATCAAGGCGGCGGCGGCGGCGGTGCGGGCGGTTATTCAGGTAACGGCGGCAATGGCGGCAATCAAGCGGTAGGTCAAGCAGGTTCAGGCGGCGGTGGCGGTGGCGGTGGGGGTTATCCCGGAAACCCCGGGCCAACTGGCGGCGGCGGCGGCGTTGGATTGTTAGGTCAAGGTTCTAATGGTTCTGCGGGGCCGTACTCAAGCGGTGGGAATTCTGGCGGGGGCGGTAGCGGTGGAAACTCAGGCGGAAGTGGGTACTTTAATGACTGCCCCGTTTCATGGTATTCGGGAAGCGGCGGTGGTTATGGTGGCGGTGGCGGCGGAATTTATGCAGGCGGTTCGCAATCGTATTATGGATATGGCAATGGGGCAAGCGGAGCAGTCCGAATTATTTGGCCCGGAAACACTCGTTCATTCCCAAGCACAAATACAGGTGATCTATGAGCAAACAGTACCCCGGTGGTTTTATCACCAAATCTCCAGTAGCACTTACATCTAGTGCCGCGTCAGGTATGTGGACATTAGACCAAGCGATGCAGAATAAGCAAGCGGGTACATGGCCCGTTCCGATTGCCGTTGGGCAAGTGGCTTATACAACGGCAGGCACATATTCATGGGTTGCCCCTGCGGGCGTAACTTCTGTTTCTGTTGTTGCAGTTGGCGGCGGTGGCGGTGGTGTTTATGGTGATTACCCCAACGGCGGATATGGTGGGTCTCTTGGTTACAAAAATAACTACACCGTAACTCCCGGAAGTTCATACACAGTTGTCGTGGGTGCTGCTGGTATCGGGCAAAAAACGACGGGCGCGTCACCAACGTCTGGTGGTGATAGTTATTTCGTTGCAACCAATGTTTGCTGGGGTGGTGGTGGCGGATCAGGAAACGTCTCGCAATCAGGAACTTTTTGGGCTGGCACTGGCGGAGGTACTGGCGGCAAGTGGGGCGATGGAAGTGGCAGAACCGGTGGTGGCGGCGGCGGCGCTGGCGGCTATGGCGGGAACGGTGGTAATGGCGGTGTTGGCAATTACATTAGCAATAGCGCAGGCAGTAATGGCTCTGCTGGTACCGGCGGAGGTGGAGGAGGCGGGGCCGGTGGAGGGGGTTATTACTATGAATTTTGCTGCACTGTTTACAACAATATTCACTATGGTGGAGGCGCTGGCGGAGGCGTTGGAATTTTAGGTTCAGGTTCTAATGGCACTGCGGGAAACGGCGTATATCAAGGCTGGGGTGGAAATGGAGGCGCAGGCAGTGGCGGAAGCGGTCAAACATACGGAGGCGGAGGCGCGGGCGGCGGCAATAACGCTCTCAACGGCACTTGGCTAAGTGCTACCGATGGCGGTGGAGGCGCAGTCAGAATTCTTTGGCCCGGTACAACTCGTTCATTCCCAAGCACAAACACAGGAAACCTTTAATCATGGAACTTTTTATTCAAATTCGTGACGGACAGCCATTTGAGCATCCTATTTTTGGTGACAATTTCCGTGAGGCTTTCCCTCATGTAGATGTTGATAATTTGCCACCTGAATTTGCTCGTTTTGAGCGTATTAAACAAAATGTCGAGCCAACAACTTTTGAAATTGCTGAATCTACATATCAATGGATTGACGGAGTTGTCAAAGATGTATGGACAGTTCGTCCAATGACCGCTGAAGAAGAAACACAAAAACGTCAAGACTTGACCAGTAACGCAAACGCAACTGTTGAGTTTATGAAAGGCATGGCACAGCAAAACGCTGATAGCGCACCAAGCGAAGCGGCTAAACAGGCTTGGATTGAATACCTTAACGCGTTAAATGTTTGGACGCTGACAGATCCCGTCAACCCAAATATTCCTCGTCCACCGTTTATTCGTCCTGACGGAACAGTGATGTCTACTAACGCACCAGGAAGCACTCCAGATGTTATCGGTTAAACCACTTGAAAACCTTGGCGATCTCCGAGGCGGAATGTATGACTTTGAAAAGGCTGGCGACATCCTTCCAAAGCATAATCATGATGAGAACACTGTTCACATCACCATTGTGGCACGCGGTAGATTGAAGGCTTATTCTCATGATTGGGAAAAGGAAGCAACGGCGGGCCAACTGTTGGATTTTCGCGCAGGCGAACCGCATGAATTGATGGCTCTTGAAGATGGAACTAGAATCTTCAACATCATTAAAAAACATGGCGGTCAATCAAACGATTACCAAACATAAACTAAACACAATACAAGACATGAAAAAATTAAAGATAGCCGTTTACGCAATCAGCAAAAACGAAGAACAATTTGTAAATCGTTTTTGTGATTCAGCAAAAGATGCCGATGTAATCCTAATTGCGGATACAGGTTCTACCGATAGAACCGTAGGACTTGCGTTAGAAAACGGTGCGGTGGTGCATGATATTTGCATTAGCCCTTGGCGATTTGATAAAGCCCGCGATACCGCCTTGGCTTTGCTGCCGCGTGATATTGATGTTTGCATTAGCCTAGATTTAGATGAAATCCTAGAAGAAGGTTGGCGCGAAGAAATCGAACGCGTATGGCAAGAAAATACAACCCGCCTACGGTACAAGTTTGATTGGGGCTGCGGCATTAGTTTTTTCTACGAAAAGATACATCATCGGCACGGATACCATTGGCATCATCCGGTCCATGAATACCCCCGCCCCGATGGGCGCATACAGGAAATCTACGCGCATACCGATATGTTGTTGGTAAGCCATCACCCCGATAATACGAAATCACGCGGCCAATATATGCCGTTGTTGGAATTGGCGGTAAAGGAAGACCCGCATTGCCCGCGTAACGCGTTTTATCACGCACGGGAACTAACCTTTTATTACCGTTGGCAAGATGCCATCGTAGCGTTGAATAAATACCTTGCAATGCCCGAAGCAACATGGCAAAACGAACGGTGCTATGCAATGCGTTTGTTGGGTAAAGCGCATGAAGAACTAGGCCAATCCCTAGAAGCGCATAAATGGTATCGCCTAGCAATTACCGAAGCGCCTAATACCCGCGAACCTTGGTGCGAATTGGCCATGTTCTGCTACCGCCGTAGCCTTTGGGTTGAATGTTATTCGGCAGCCAAATCCGCATTGGAAATTAAAGATAAGGCTTTGGTTTACACAATGAACCCCGAAGTTTGGGGCGCACAACCTTGGGATTTGGGTAGCATTTCGGCATGGCATCTTGGGCTAAAAGAAGAAGCAACACAACTTTTACAAGAAGCAATAAAATTAGCGCCTGATGACCAACGGTTGCGGAACAATTTGCAACTAATGGATTCCGATTACAAAACCTTTGATAAGGTTGAAAATGCCAACACCGTTAGAAGCACATGAAGAAATTTGCACATTGCGTTATGAAATGCTTTGCGCACGAATTAAGCGCTTGGAAAGTGTTTTAATTTCCGCTTGCGGGGCTATGCTTCTTGGCATGGCGGGCGTAATTTATTCATCTTTAGCGCACTTTAAATAAATGGCAAGCCATCATGCGGTGGCTTTTCATGGCATTTTTTTCGGCAACTTTGGCCGCATCTGACAAGACAGAATATCGTTGTACCCGATGGGCATGGTCGGGGGATGTTTATAACCGAAAGGTTATTTGCCTTGAATGGGTAAAGGTTGTACGGAAATGATAGACCCCATAACCGCGTTAGAAGGGCTACAGCAAGCGATTGGGCTTGTAAAGAAGGCTAGTAAGGTCGCTAACGATTTAGCGGGCCTAACGCCTATGATTGCCAAAATGTTTGATGCTAAAAGCGTTGCTACCAAAGCAATGTTGGAAGCCAAGCGTTCGGGCAATAAATCTAATCTTGGTACAGCACTTCAAATTGAAATGGCTTTGGATGAAGCCAAGCGGTTTGAAGCCGAATTGATGATGTTGTTTCAGGCAACGGGCCGTGCGGATGTTTGGCAAAAAATCAAAGAACGCCAACAACAAATGGATATTGAAGATGCACACGCCGCCCGCAAACTAAAAGAAGATGAAAAGAAAAAACGCGAAGAAGAACAAGAACAAATGGCTTGGGCTATTGCTATTGTTGTAGTGGTAATGTTCTTGGGCGCGGTAGGTTGGGGCATGGCTGAAATATCCGATTTATGCGCTAAATCAAGGTGCGGGCGGTGAATGAATATCAAAAGCAATTTGACCTATTTTGCAAAGTATTCGTGCGTATGTGCATTGCGTGGTATGTACTTGGATTGCTTCGTTTTTTGCCAAACGACTTATCGGACAAAATTGTTGGTAAATTTTTAAAGATGTTAGGACTGTAATGCTTACCTTGCTATCAACCCTTATTTCATTTTTAATGTCTGGAACGCCTAAGTTCTTAGAGTTTTTTCAAGACAGGGCAGACAAAAAACATGAACTAGATTTGGCGCGGTTACAGATTGAACGCGAATTGGAATTAAAGAAGGCGGGGCTTGAAGCACAAGAACGCATCGAAGCAATCCATACCGACCAAATTGAAATGCAAACTACTGCGCAAACTACTCAAGCAGTTATTGGCGCACAACAAGCCGAAATGCAAGCCCTTTACGCGCATGATGTAGAGATTGGAAAAGGTGCATCAACTTGGGTAACTAACCTACGCGCCGCAACCCGTTCGTTGCTAACAATGGGTTTCTTCTTGTTGTTAGTTTTAATTGATATTGGCATCTTTATTCACGGTTGGCGCATGGATGCCGATTTCAACGATATGGCTAATATGCTTTGGGATGAAGATACGCGCATTATGTTTGCCGCCATCATCACTTTCCACTTTGGTGGTCGCGCTTTTGGTAAAACATGAAAGTTTCCGACAAAGCCATTGCAATGATTAAGCACCATGAAGGGGTGCGGTTTAAGCCTTACCAATGTCCCGCTAAGTTGTGGACTGTAGGCGTAGGCCATGTAATCGACCCCAATCATGGCAAATTAAGCATTGACCAACGCCAAGGTTTGCCAATCCCTGATGGATGGGATAGAAAACTAACGGAAGATGAAGTTAATGGATTACTTAAATTTGACCTTAACCGATTTGAACTTGGCGTGGAAAAGTTTTGCCCCGTACCACTTACACAAGGTATGTTTGATGGCCTTGTTAGTTTTGCATTTAATGTCGGTTTGGGAACTTTGCAAAGAAGTACGCTACGGCAAAAACTCTTACGGGGCGACAAAGAAGGCGCGGCGGAAGAACTAATGAAATACTGTATGGCGGGCGGCAAAATCCTTAAAGGACTTCAGAACCGCCGCATGGATGAACGCGCTTTGTTTTTAAGTTGATTCTTTAACAAAGATTCCATCGGAATTTAGATAGCCTTTGCGGTGTTTGATTTCATCGTATGCACCTTTAAGACATTCGACCAAATCTAAATCAGCGCAAGCGCAACCCATAATTAGCGTTACAAGAATGTCGCCGTAGGCATCTTTCATTGCGGCTACATCTTTGTTTTCAATTGCTTCAAACAATTCGTTTAGTTCTTCTTGGGTTTTGATTGCTTGCGCGTAGGGCGTACTATTCTGTACGATGCCGCGGGCTTCACCCCATTGGATAACCGCTATTTCTGTATTTGCGTAACTCATTTTGTTTCCCTATCAAATCTTGAATTCATCACTTCTTGTAAATCGAAGTAGTCTTTAAAACATTCGCTAAAGTAAACTTGTTTTTCACTAAAGCCCATTAGTGTTCGGTTAAACACAAACGCCTTTTTAGGCAATTGCATTTCGCCGTGCATATATCTTATTGCCTTATTGGTCACACGCCATAGCCCCGAACCTTTTACTTTTTTGTTGTCGTTTGGGTAATTTTCAATCAAGCCCCAATAGCGCAAGTTAGTAAAACTTTTGCCCCGCATAAATTCGCGTGGTGATGCGGTTGGCATATGAACCCAACCATCTTTATCGCCGTTAACAAAAATCCAAACTAACGCCCTTGCATCGGTTTTGGTAATTGAATAACCGTTAATTTTTCCGAACCTATCGCAACAAGGGCAATCGCCACCTTTGTTTCCCAATACTTTGCGATAATTGGCTTTCAATTTACTTAACAAATCTTGTTCAAATAAATCTAACATTTTGTAGTGTCCTATAAAGGTGGGGTACTAGCGTTCGTCCGACATTTCTGCCCGCGTTCCCCCGTTGTTAATTAAAACGGTATATCGTCATCAGGCATAGGCGCGGCTTGGCGTTGTGGCGCGGCGGTGCGCGGTTCAAGCGGCGGTCTAGCACTTAACCAACCATCCCAACTAACGGGGATGTGGTCGATTTTCAAACTAATACCTTGTTGCCCTTTATCCCAAAGCGTACCAATTTTAGAAAAGCGTTTTTTGTTATTGCCTTGGGCATCGGTGTATTCGCCTACAACAGCGATAAGGTCTAATTTAGATGACATAGGTTAATCTTTCGTTTAGTTTACTAATTTTGCTATCAAGTTCGTCTAAGAACTTTATTACTTCTTCTTCAAGCATTGCTGCATATTCCGTATCGAATTCAACGCGCTTAATAAAGAGTTGTAACCCGTTTGGTAAGCGTGGGTCAAACGATACGAAATCACACCATTCACGCCGCGTACAGGCAAGTTGCCATTGAATTTGCGTAAAGTATTTTGTAGGTACTTGTTCGCTAATTAGCGTATCAATGTGTGTAGCCGTGTTTGGCGATTTAATTTCTAACAAGCCATATTCGCCAACTAACCCATCAGGTGAAGCCCCCGCCATTTCAATAATGGGGTGCGGTACAAATGCAACTTCATCTACCAATACATCAGCATACGATTCATACGCGGCGCGGGCTAATGGTTCGGTTTCTGTACCGTGAAGCATTGCCGCATTTGTGTAGGATTCTGCAACCGTTCCAGTTAATCGTTCGCAAATCAATTGCGCCATGTAATTTTCACGGCTTGCACCATAACCTGATTTAGTTCTAGCAATTACATCAGCAACACGCGATGCCGTAACTTTGCCAAGCCGCAATTGTTTCCATGCGTCACTACCTTGTACAACTTCAATCATTCTTGCCCCTTAAATTTCAACCCATGCAAAACCATTGCTTCTTTAACAAATTGCAACCCTTTAACACCTAAATTTGGTATTCTTCTTAGTTCGCGTTCCGTCCAATTGCAAAGGTCATGCTTCATCAAAATTTGTTCTGAAACTAAACAACGGTGATACCTAATTGGCAAATCAAGGTCTTTAATGTCAGAGTTTTGGTATTTGTGTTGCAATTCTTGTTCTTTTTGCCATTCCCGCAAAATGCGTTCACGATGTTCTAGCATTTCTACCGCCATTCGATAGGCGGTTTGTGCCGTAGAAAATGGATTTGTAATGCCCATTTTTTCAATTTGGGCTTGCATTGCAATAACCGCAAAATGGTCTAATAGTTCTGTTTTAGTCATAGTTTGGCCTTTACTTTATCTTTGGCGGCAATCACTTTCTTTTGCCAATCAGAATTACCATTACAAGCGGCATACGCGGCTTTGTAGGCGTTCTTTAAACCGTCTTGGTCAGTTGATGCGTCAATAGCCGCCAAATGGTCCATAAGGGCGCTTTCATCTACACCTTTTGCGGCAATGGTTGCCATTTGTCCATCATCATCTTCAGGTGCAATTCCACAAGCCGCCATCAACGAACCGCGGCGGGCGTAGGTCAATGCCGACATATACGCGGGCGGGTCATTCTTAACTACAGGGAATTGCAAAACGCCGCAATCAATTGTTTCGCCTGATTCATGCACAAAGATTGTTTCAACCATTACGCCGCCAACACATTCACGGGTTTTTTGCACAAGGGCAATGCCGTTATTGTTTAGCGCGTCTATAACCGCTTCAACACACGCGGCAAGGTCGGCATACTTATTTTTGAAATGCGGGTTGTAGGCGTTCTTTAAAGCGGGTGCAAATGCCTTTTGCGCTTGCACCAATGCGGTTGCAATTTGTTTCATTCTGTACTTTCTAAATAGTTGGTTAGGCGTTTGATTCGGTCAGCGTGGTAATCCGACATTCGTTTGGTGTATTCCATTGCGCTTTGAGAATCTAAAAAACGGCGCTTGGCTTCTTCAAGTTCTTTAGCCGCCATTTCTTTAGGTGATGGCATTTGCCACAAGGCTTTAAAGCGTTTAATAAAGTTCATTCTTAACCCCGCCATGCCAACAGTACACCCCAACCACCAAAAATGATGATTGCCAAAACACATTCAATTAAAGTGGTAATGATTTTTTGTTTCATTTTGTTTTGTCCTTTGATGGGGGACTAAGCCCCCGTTTGATTTATTTACGATTAACGCAAGATGTGCAATTGCAGGGGATTACATCGTTCTTAGCCGACATACGCAATTCAATCATGGTGTCATAACCGCGAACATGAACTACATCATCGGAAAATCGAAAACCGTATGGAAGATTTAAAACATAAGTGATTTCATCTTCATGCCATCCATCAACATCAACATGGTTGGCTACATCAAGTTTGTATTTGCGTTTAGTCATTTCACTTTCTCCTATAAGACCCCAAGAAGTTCGGGGCATGGTGTAATTATAAGCCAACTAATATACAGGTCAACACTTTTTTTAAATTATTTTCTAAGTAGTTTCCCTAATGGGGGCTTTCGCCCCCTTTCCTATTAAGCCGCTTGCAATTTTCTCCATGCTTGGCTACCAATCCAAGTTTTGTAAGTTTTGCCGTTCTTGTCGAACTTGAAGTAAACCCGTGCGCCCTCTACTGATGTGCAGATGCAAACATTACCTTGGGCATCAATCTTTTGGTCGCGGGGCATGATGAATTCAGCGGCGGGTTTCTTTTCAACTTTTACCAATTCTTTGCCGTGGAATTCGTTAGCAATCTTTTCCATCATGTTGGCAAAATCAGTACCCATTTCAGCGCTACGGCGAAATTGATATTCCATGTGCTTGATAGCGTCTTTTTGTTCCCAAGATTGAGCATCAGCAAATGCAATAACTTCTCTTTTGAAACGTGGGCTACGGGTAATAGTTGTTGGCAACAAATCGCCTAATGCAACCTTGTCGGCTTTAACAATCAATTCTGCAACTTCTTTGCGAACTGCGGCAACCATTGAATCTGTTTCTGTACGGCTAACTTGCATTGGTGCAAAGTTTTTACCTGCGCACACACCTTGAAACCAACCACATTCAACGGTGTAACCATGCTTTGCCATTTTGCCGTTAACGATGGCTTGTTCGCGACCACAGCATTGGCAGATACCGCGTGTTTGAATTTGAACTGTTTGCATTTTGATTTCCTTTTAAAAGACCCCTTTGTTTGGGGCATGGGTGAATTATAAGCCACCTTATACCCATGTCAACACTTTTTTAAAAATATTTTCTAGGTATTTACACCTATGCAACAATCTATAAGTTGGCTTATAATAGGGTATGACTAAACAAGAATTGTTAACCAAGGTACGCAATCAGACCGAATTAGCGCAAATATTGGGCATCAACCAATCGGCAATTAGCCAATGGAAAGAAATACCCAAGGCGCGACTTTGGCAATTGAAGGTACTAAAACCTGAATGGTTCAAATGACTAAGATAGAAAAATATTTACATCACAAATCTTTAATGATGGAACACCTTGCGTTTGCGTATGCGAATCAATCAATGGAAGATTCTTTGTATCACCTGATTTGCTATCACTTGCACAAAGATTACACACAAGGGTTTTATTATTTTATGACCCATGATGAACGCAAAGATTTGCACACAATGATGATTCTTTGATACAATTTTTTGAAACACGGCTAGGTTGGGAGTTGCTACCCAACCGAAAAGGATTCCCACTTTTTCCCTGCCGCCGTTTCTTTTAAGTGGTTTTTGTAAGTGGAAAAAAAATGCACTATTACCAGTTCAATATTGGTGACTATCAAAGTCACACATCGCATCTTTCCGACATGGAAGATTTGGCCTATCGGCGTTTGCTTGATTGGTACTATCTTCACGAACTACCCATACCGCTTGAAATAACAGAAATATCAAGACAGATTAGGATGCGTTCGCATAGCGATTGCATTTCAATCGTATTGCAAGAGTATTTCGAACGAACTGCGGATGGTTGGATTCACCATAGGGCAAACAAAGAAATTGCCAAGATTGGCGAAAAAAGTGAAAAGGCTAGTGCGTCCGCAAAGGCTAGATGGAACAAGAAAGATGCGAACGCATTGCCAACGCAATCCGATAGCAATGCTACACAAGACACACTACACATAACACACAACACAGAACACAATTCCGTATCTAAAGATACGGGCGTTAAACCGCCCCTAACGCCTGATGAAATTATTTTTGGCTACGGTGTTCCATTGTTGACCAATGCGGGGGCTACTGACAAAAGCGCCCGTTCGTTTTTAGGTAGCCTAAGAAAAGCGCACGGCGATGAAACCTTGGTCAACACCCTACGCGATTGCATCAGGGCTAAACCCGTTCAACCTTTGGAATGGTTAGCCAAGGCATTACCGCCTGATGGCATAAAACCCAAACTTAACAAACAGGAATCATTAGAAGCGTCAAACCGTGCCGTTGTTCAACGATTGTTAAAGAAAGAAGGTTTAGCATGAACCCAAATCAAAAAACAGATTTTTACCAATTGGTCGGTGATGCGCTTGGCTACTGGAAACAAGATGTAAGCGAATTTACATTGAATGTTTGGTGGAACGGTTGCCAAGCCTTTGAGTTTGAACAAGTGGTACAGGCACTAAGCAATCATGCGACCGACCC